TGTTTATGACTATAAAAGTGAAAATGGGTTTTTTGATTTTTATGATGATGTAAATGAAGTTGATATAGTTGTTAAACTTAAAAAATTATCCTCTGATAATATTGAGTTTAAATTTTACCCAATGAGAGGTAATGAAGTATTAGGGTTTTCTAAATTAAAGGATTTTAATCCCAAAATAATGAATACTGTTTTTACTGTATTCCAAAATGAAATTTTACCCAATTATAATAATATAGTAATACAACCTGCGGGATATACTAGATATAGATTATTTAGAGCTATGATAAATAATTATCTAGATAAAAATAAATATGAAGTTAAATTAAAAGATGATATTGAATCCCCTTTAATTCTAATATCTAAAAAACAATCTCTACATGAGTTATTTGATAAGGATTTACCTAATATTAAAAAGATAAACTCCTATGAATATGAAGTGGTACTACATTCTATAGAAGAATCTGCTAAACCTAGCATTAAAAAAAGAATGGAGAATATGAATGAATCATATAACCAATCTTTAAATTATTTTAAAAATGGAGATATATTCTCTCAAAGTAAAATTGAAAGAAATAACACCCTAAAAAAATATAATAATAGAAAACAAATATCAGAATTATATAATATACCCTTTAAAACTAACATATTACTAGAAACATTTACTCCTCAAAAAGCACCTCTAATGAAAAAATTTGTTGAGTATGCTTGTAATGAGTTAGAAATACATGAACCTCAAATTAATATTATAAATTCTCCTACTTACTCACAAGAACATAAAAGTTTTGGAGGTTACATACCTTCAGAAGAAAAAATATTGGTGGTAGTATATAATAGAAACATGGCTGATATTTTAAGAACTTTAGCTCATGAATTAGTTCACCATTACCAGAAATTAAATGGAGATGAATTAAATGGAGAAGATGGCTCTGAAACTGAAAATGAAGCCAATGCTAGAGCTGGAGTTATAATGAGAAAATTTGGACGTGAAAAGCCTGAAATATTTGAAGGTAAAAAACCTAAATTCTTTGTAAATATTGATAAATTTAACCACCCTAAAACTACACAACAATATTTTATTGAAAATATAGAAGAAATTTCATTATCTAGAAAAAATACTGTTGATGTAAATGGGGATTTAACTGGAGGTACATTTACAGTAGGTGATATAACTTATGAATATAGTATAAAAAATATACCTAACCCTTATAAAAATTTAGGATTATTTTATAATATTCAATTTACCCCTAGAGGAGAGATAACTTCAACTCCAAAGGGTGGGAAAGAAAATTATATAAAAATATTATCTACTATGTATAAAATTATAATAGACTTTATACAAAAAGAAAAACCTGAATATATTGGTCTATCTTCATTAGATGGTAGTGGAGATAAAAACTACCACACAGTATATAATAGTCTTACAACTAATAACCTTAATAAGATTCCAGGATATTTTAGAAAAGATTCTAATCTTACATTTAATTCACCTCAAGGTAAAGGGAGATTTATAGTCTTAAAAAGAAAAGATAGTTTAAATGAAAAAATAGTTGGTGATAAAATAGAATGTAATAACTGTAGTTGGAGTTGGGATATAAAAGATGGAGGAGATGATCTTTTTATCTGCCATAAATGTGGACATGATAATAAAAAATAAAAAAATGATATCACTAAATAAATTATTTGAAGAAGAAAAACCAAAATTAAATTACAAAATTTATTGTGATATGGATGGGGTTCTAGCTGATTTTGAAGCAAGATTTGAACATTTTGCTGGTTTATCACCAGATGATTATAGAGCTGAAATAGCCAAAAAGTATGGTGAAAAGCAAGTTAATAAAATGTTTTGGGATCTTATTGATAACCAAATTGGGGTAAGATTTTGGAGAGGGATACCTTGGATGCCTCAAGGTAGACAATTATGGGATTATATTAAACCTTATAATCCAACACTTCTAACTTCACCTTCATGGGCAGAGTCAAGTAGGATGGGTAAATCTCTTTGGATTAAAGACCATATACCTGGTACTAAAGTTATATTCAGACAAGCCAAAAATAAACCAGACTTTGCAGAATCAAATGCTATTTTAATTGATGATAGAGAGGACACTATTATGAATTGGAAGTCTAAAGGAGGAATTGGTATTGTATATAGAACAACAGACCAAACAATAAACGAATTAAAACAATTAGGGTTATAAATGACACAATTAAACAAACAATTCTCAGAACGTGATGTACAACGTATGCGTAATATTATCACAGGTAATACCGCAGATAATACTAGAATTCAAGCCGGTTATAGTAATAAAAAAGTACAATATACTGAAGGTGATATATGGGAGGAAAATGGTAAAACCTGGACTATACACAACAGTATTAAACAAACTGTCACCAAACACGACGCGTTAAAGGCAATGGTTGAATTCCCACTTACTTGCCCCAAATGTGGTAAGTCTATGAAAAATCATTCACTAAATAAAAAAATGTACAATATACATAGAATGTGTTCTAACTGTGTAGTAGAAATGGAAACCAAACTTAGAATTGAAGGTAAATATCAAGACTATGAAAAGAATTTACTAAACGCTAACAAAAACACATCAGCAGATGATGCTGAACAGATATTTGAAGATTTTATTAATAACCCAACTAGCACATATGTTACTGAAGATGGAACAATTGAAAGTTGGACAGGTGGAAATATATCACCTGAATTAATAAAAACTGTAAAAGATAATATAAAACGTTTAAGAGAAACAGAGATATAAATATTTATATAAAAACTTAATTATGGCTAATTTAAACTTGAAAAATCTTATTAAAGAAAGTATAACAGATTATTTAAATGAATTAAATACTGAAAAAGAAGAAATTCAAGAAACCCCAATTCTAAAAGAAGAAGAATCAAACTTTGAAGATAAAGTAACTAAAGATGGTAATATCTATTTAATTAGAAAACCAACTAAAAATATGTCTGAGGGAGGTATTGTTCAAGAAGTATCTTTAAAATCTTTAATAGGTGAAGAATATATTGGTGCTTATACTATGGGTACACAAGCTTTAACTGCTGGTAAAAAAGCCTTAAAAGCTAGAGATGCCAAATTAAAAGAAAATGTTGGTGTTGGTAAAGCTAAAGTAATTGAATTAGAAGCCAAAATTGAAGGTTTGAAAAAAGCCATTGAAGATAATTCAACTAGAGCAGTTCATGATCCACAAAGAAGAGGTGAATTAACTGAAACTAATGATACTCTATTTACCCAATTAGAAAAAATTGAAAATGCTGTTGAAAAATTAAAAGCAGTATTAGAAAAAGAATCTCCTAAAAAAACTAAAAAAGAAAAAAAAGAAGATGGGGAGTAATATAAACCAATTTAAATCCTTACTTCATAAATTAATTAAAGAAGAGTTAGAAGGAGAAGAAAAACCACAAGGGTTAGAAAAAATTAATTATGACTTAGTATTGGAGCCATCCAATTTACAATCGGCTCTATCTGCTTTAGGTGATATTAAGAATTATGGTATTTATGCTAATAATTTAAGAGACCCAAAAACTATTATAAAAATATTTGGACCTAGTATCCCTGCCCAAAAAGCTAACACTGCTTGGAAAACTTGGGACATTTTAAATGATGAAGAAAAATTTGCCAAAGCAACTGATATTAAAAATAGAGTACCTGAAGCTTGGAAAACATTAGAAACTGAATTAGCAGATAAATACAATGAATGGCAAATTGAAAATGATGAAGGTTCATTTGTTGAATTTATTTCTACTTTAAAATCAACAGATTTAAGAAATATAAAAAGTAATAGTTTTTTTGGTTCAAGAGGGGCTAATTATTATCCAATAAAAACACCAGATAATTTAAAAAAATATAGTGGTGTTATGACTAAGGATAAAAACTATATTGTAAGTGGGGATAAAATAATTTTTCCTCAAAAAAATAATCCATTTGAAACTAAAGATTACTTATCTAAAGTGCTTAAAACTATAATGGGTAATGCTAAATTGCAATATAATCTATCTCAAAAAGAAGCGGATAACCAACCAACAACCACCTCTAACACACAGGGTGCAATTGAGAAGATTAACTTCGTTAAAACGTTTAATAGTCCTGAATTAGCGAAAAAATTTATGAAGTTTGTACCTAAAGATTTCGCTCCTAAAACAGAATTAGATGGTACTAAAATATCAGTATTAGATATAACTGATCTTCAAAAGAAAAATCTTATGGCAACAGCATTAAAATTTATAGCTGATAACACTCCTAAAAGTAAAATAAAAGAATCTATTTATAAGTTAATTCAAGAAGTATTAACTGAAAATAAATTTCCTGATTTAACAGGAGATGGTAAAGTAACTAAAGCTGATATACTAAAAGGTAGAGGAGTAGATTTTAAAAATGAAGACCTAGATGTAGGTCACCAAGATGATGAACCAGAAATGTTAAAATCAGATGTATATCGTATAGCTAAAATGGCTTCTATGTTATATAAACAACTAGACCAATATGATAATATAGGTGGTGAAGTTGATTTTCCACATTGGTGGCAAGCTAAAATTATCAAAGCATATGATTACTTACAATCAGCTTACGGTTATTTAGATGGTCAAGAAAAAATAGCTCAAATTGATGCTATGATGAACTTAGAAGGAAAGGGAGGTGCTAATGCTGAAGAAGAAGAAGAATTTCATAAGAAACTTGACACATTGGTACATAATACCTTTGGAAAAAGAAAAGAAGAATTAAAAGAATTAGATAAAACCCCAGTTGAAGAAGGTATGTCTGATGATGAGTTTGCTAAAGCTAAAGAAGAAGATAGGTTATCTAAACTCCCTATGGACCAACAACAAAAAATTAAAAAGGCAATAGCCATGTTAAAGGCCGAAAAAAATCTAAAAAATGAGAACAACCCATCCTCATATAAAGGATTATTAAAAATTAGACATAATAGTAAAAAAAGCTAAAAAGTAAGTTTATATTAATTTAGAAGATTCTAATAATGAAAATTAACCAAATTAAACAATTAATCCAAGAAGTAATTCAAACCATATTTGAAGCTGATCTGCAATATAACGAAGGTGATAGAGTAGAAATAGAATCATCATATGGTGGAGGTATTGGTACTGTGGTTTTAGCTAAACACCCTTTTTATGCTATTAAATTTGATCAAACTGGAACAACAGATTCATTCCATTTTTCTGATCTAAGACCCTTTAGTGATGAAGAAGAAGAGGAAAAGAATGCTGATATAGAAACAGGTTTAAATGAAAATACTTTATTACATGAGGGTATCCAAACTTCATCTAACTTAAGATACCACTTAAATAAAAACATGCCATTACATGAAAATATATTCAGATATGGTTCAGATGCTCAATTACAATTGTTTAAAGAGGTAAGAGATTTATACAACAAAGGGTTATTATATTTAAACCCTCATGATAGATGGTTAGTAGAAAATACTAGCATAGGTGAATATGGAGAATTTGAAAGTAAATTAGTTTCTTTAGATGTACCTTTTGTTGAAGAAATATTAAACGAAGCTGAATATCAAGGTAAGGATGTTCAATTAAATAAACCTAAACGTGGTGGTTCTAAAAAATTCTATGTTTACGTTAAAAATCCTAAAACAGGTAAAGTTAAAAAAGTACAATTTGGAGCAGCAGGTGGTGGTCAAAACTTAGCAGTTAAGATTAGAGATCCTAAAGCAAGAAAGGCTTTTGCTGCCCGTCAAAATTGTGCTAGAAAAAAAGATAGAACAACACCTGGATATTGGTCTTGTAATATTGGACGTTATTGGAAATCATTAGGTGGGGGATCAAATTTTAGTGGATACTGGTAATGGGTAATTTAAATGAAAAAACAAAAAGGGATAGATGTTTACGTATAGCAGATCGTAAATTTGATAAACCCTCTGCTTATAAATCTGGAGCTGTAGTTAGGTGCCGTAAAGGTAATATTTGGAAAGACTTAAAAGAGGCATTTAATCAACTTCTCCAAGAAGATGAATCCCTACATAAATGGTTTAAACGTAGTGGACCTAAAGGTAAAGAAGGAGGATGGATTGATTGTAATGCACCTGACGGAAAAGGTGGGTATAAAGCCTGTGGTAGGAAAAAAGGTGAAAAACGATCTAAATACCCTGCTTGTAGACCCACTCCTGCTGGTTGTAAACGTAAAGGTAAAGGTAAAACTTGGGGTAAAACTAAAGAAAATATGATAAAATTAACTGATTTAATATTAGAATTGGATTCTAATAAAATCTTCCATATTGAAGGTAATATTATAATAGATAACCAAAAACGTAATACCCAAGATATATTATCAGATATCAGAGCTTTACCTGGTATTACTATTGTACGTAATATGGAACTACCACAAGATGCCTCCTCTCGTTACTTTAGAAGTTCACTTGAAATTAAAATAGATCCTTACCCTTATATTAAACAAAATAAATTTGATGGTAAAAAAACCATGAATGTTATAATTAATAACCTAAAAATTATTCCTGGTGTGATTGGATTTAAACAAACTTCTGAACCTTATTCAACTGACTTATAATGAAACCTTATAAAGAAGTTTTTAAAAGAAATTCACGTATTCGTGAGTTTAAAGTTAATACTCCCAATACTGAACTGGTATGGCATAGAGATGAAAAAGATCGTTATGTCACTATTTTAGAAGGAGAAGGATGGGAATTTCAATTAGATAATGAATTACCTTTGGAACTCCAGAAAAAAGATGTTATATTTATACCAAAACACGCATATCATAGAGTATTAAAAGGTAAAACGAATCTTATAATTAAAATAGAAGAAAATGTCTAAAATTAAACTAAAAAATATTCTATCTGATTTAATAAATGAAGAACTTCAAGGGTATTCAAAATATATAGGTAAAACCAAAGGTTTAACCTCTGATGAGTTATCTCAAATTTTAACTAAAATAGTTAAAAGCGGATCTAAAGATAAAAAAGAAGAAGATCTTAAAGAAGGTGAAGAAACAGAATATACTGTAGATTACTGGTATCGTTATGGTAAATATGGTGAGGATAAAGATAGCGATGATATAAAAGTAATGGCATCTTCTGAAACCGAAGCCATTGAAAAAGCAAAACAGCAAGCTAGAAAAAGAGCTATATCTTCATCATTTGAAATAAGAAAAAGAAAATAATATGTCTTTAAATGTATTAAAAAAATTAATTAAAGAAGGTATTGAAGACTTTGTTTCTCAACAACAGCGAGAAACAATATCTTTTGAAGATAACCCTCTTGAATATATTATTCAAAAATATCCTTCATTAGATGATACTCTAGTAGATCTATTGACAGAAAAATATAGAGATTATATTACAGGTGTTTATATAATAGCACCCAAACCCACTACATTTAGAATTTTACTTCATAATGGTCAAGAATTTTATTTAATTTATGGACCTAAAGCTTATACCGCTAAAATATCTGGTAAAAAATATTACTTACTTAACCTAAATGAAGAACAATTTGCTATAACCTCTATTGCAGCTTTATTAGAATTAGGTATGCCTCCAGGATCTGAAGGCCCAGGTGAACAAATGGATAATGATACCAATACTAACATGGAAGATGAAAACTTACCAACAGAAGAAACACCAGCTGAAGAACCAGAGGAAGAATTAGCTGAAAATGAAGAAGTTAAACCTAAAAAAGTATTAAGGTTTAAAATAATTAAAGAAAATTTGTCAAAAAAAACTTCCTTAAATGAAGTTACTGAAGCTGAAGAAGGTATTGAAATCTTAAAGTCTAAACTAGGATTAACAGATGAAAATTTCTCTAAAATATCAGGTAATAGATATAAATTATTAGTACCTGGTTCTGAACGTATTGAGTATATTAAAAAAATTCAAGTAATTGAAGATTTTGATTATGACCCAAATATTAAAGGATCATCAATAGGCGCTATTAAATATAAAAACTCATTTTTTGTTATAAAACCATCAGGTGCTCAAGGTAGAGCTTCTGCTGGAACTGAAAATGAAGATATATTAGAAAATGAGATTAAAAAATATTTAGCATTAGGTGTTAAAAATATTACATTTAAAGCTTCAAACAAATCTTATTCTATACCAAACGTAACTGGAATAACAGGAGTAGGATATGATGTAGCAGGAGGTAAAAAAGCAGATATTGTTATAACTGGAACTGCAGGTAATTATCCAATCTCAATTAAAAAAGATAATGCTGGTTTTTGGGAAAGTGCTGATACTAGATATAAAAATTTAATAACTAAATTAGTTGCTAAAATTAAAAATGGAGATTTTAGTCCTGAATTAATTTTTAAGCCTTTTATTGATAAATTAGGTAATGAAAAACAAGGTATAAATATAATGTATAATAGTACTACAAATACTAAAATATCAGGTGTATTAATAACAGATTTACCTAACAAAGAAGAAGAATCTATTATATTTGGTTCAGATAAAGCAGTTGTAATTTATAAAACATATACTGAAAATGATTTTACTCAACAAGGAGATAATTTAATTATCACTGTCTCTAAAATTATAGAAAACTTACAAGATGTAGAAGAATTTGATTTAGAACCTGTACTTAATATCAGACATGACTCAACAAGAAGTGCTACTGGTGGTTTAAGAGCAACAGTACAACCTAAAAACTTATTATATAAAGACGGAGCTGTAACAGGTAATAAAATTGAATTATCTTATAATAACATTATATCCTAAAATAAAACTAAATATTTATAACAAATAAAATTATGACACAATCAGAAAAACAATTTCTTAGAATGCAAAGATTATCAGGACTTATAACTGAAGGGCAGTTAAATGAGGCTACTTCTTATTTATCTATTAAAGATAATTTAACCTCTGCTATGGAATCCATGGGTTATACAAAAAGAAATGAAGAAGATGAAGATATAGCTACATTTTTTACAACAATTACATACGAAAAACCAATGGATGAAAAATCTATACTTATAGCAGAAGTTATGCCTGATGCTGATGGAGAAATGGGTAAAAAACCAGATGATTTTTCAAAAACCAAAATGGATTATAGTATGATTAGAGTTGCAATGGATTTATTAATTGATAAAGAAGAGGAAGTAAAAAGCTTCTTTGGAGCAACAAAAAAGAAAGTTCCTTATAAATCCACCCAAACTGTTCTTGAGATTAAAGTTTTAGACTTATCCCAAAATTCTACTGAAGAAGCTGTAAACAAAATAGCAACAATATTTAAAGAAGGTGAAGCAAAAGCTCAGAGTATGTTATAAAATACAACTTTAATAATTAAACTAACATACACCTAGATTCATAGCCTAGGGACTCGAAAGAGATTAAAAAATAAACACGCATCTGTGGCGCAATCATTTGGATTGCGTCACTTTTTTTCATATATTAATAAATAAATAGAAATGCAATATGAGTAAAAATATAGTAATGGTTGGGGCGGGAGTGGCCAATGTAAATGCCGCCACAAAATTAGTAGACAATAACTTTGAAGGAACAATTACAATCATTGATATGGGTAAAGATCCATATGTAAGACCTTATGAAGAGGTAATGACAGGTTTTTTAGGAGCTGGTGGTTGGTCTGATGGTAAATTAACTTATCATACTGCTATTGGTGGTCAATTATCTAAATACTGTGGTGAAGATAAAGCAATGGAATTAATGGATCAAGTTATAACAAACTTTAAACGTTTCCATCCTAAACCAGAGGAGGTACAATGTTCAGACCCACAACTAGAACCTGATTTTATTAAACCTTATTTTGGGCTCCGCCTATTCCCAGTATGGCATGTTGGTACAGATTATTTACACGAGATTGGTAAAAATTGGTATGATTATTTAGTGTCTAAAGGTGTTAAATTTGTTTGGGAAACTAAAGTAACAGATATTGATTTTGACAATCAAATGGTAATGTGTGGAGAATTTGGAGATAAATACGATGAACTTATATTTGGTGTAGGTAAATCCGGTATTGACTTTGGTAAAAAATTAGCAGAAAAATATGATTTACCAACTGAACCTAAATCAGTACAAATTGGGGTAAGATTTGAAGCACCACAACATCACTTTCAAAAATTAATCGATATTTCTTATGACTTTAAATTATATAGAAAATTTGAAGATAAAGGAGTATCACTCCGTTCATTCTGTACTAATAATAATGCAGCATATGTTGCAGTAGAAGAAACATATGGTGATCATTCATATAATGGGCATGCTCGAAAGGATGAAGCATATCGTAATAATATGACTAACTTTGGTATCTTAATGGAAATTAAGAATATTGAAGATCCATTTGAATGGTCACGTAATGTAGTAAATAAACTACAAAATAATAACACAGGTTTATATTATAGTCCTTCTAGAGAACCATCAACCACTTCTGAAGGTATTAATGTAGAAGCATCTACAATCAACTGGTTAGATTTAGTTAAAGTTATAAATGCATTTGAAGGATATTTTGAATACATTGTTGATTTTATAGATGATATGAAAAAAGTATTCCCAACATTAAAAGATGATTGGGGAATTTATATACCTGAAGTAAAATATTTATCACCTGAACCACTTGTTGATTATACCAATTTAGCCCTAACCAAATATCCCAATGTTCACTTTGTTGGGGATGCTTTATCTGCTAGAGGTATATCAGTAAGTGGTGCACATGGTATTTTTGTTGCAGAAGATTTGTTAAAATCTTAAAAAATATTAAAATCATTTGAAATGGGAGGCTTGGCCTCCCATTTTTGTCTTTATATATTTTAGTAAATAAAAAGGTTATGGAATATCAAAAACTTCATATTATAACTGAAGAAATGTATCAACAGTTACTTGATATGGTTTTTTCTAAAGATGAAAATGATTTACATTTAGCGGAAGAAATTGTATTAAATGCTGATACAGATGATTTAAATACTTGTCATTATATTGAGGATATATGTTTAACTTCTGTTATAACTAAACCTCATTCTCCTCTTCACCATTACTATCTAGAATTAAGAAAACAACCAAATTGGAAATTAGTCCAAGATGCTCATTTAGCCTTTCGAGACGAAGAGTTTTGCATCCCAGATGAATTTTAGTATATTACACCATTAAATTAAAACAATAAGTTATGTCAAAACAAAAAGTAATAATTGCAAGAATTCTTAATTTAGATGGAACTTGGCAAGGTTATAAATTATCACCATCACACGCTTATGCTAAATATAATTGGCCTGAACCTGGTAAACAGTTTAATTCTTTATTAGAAATAATTACTTTCTATAATTTAGAAGATGTAAAAGAATTGGGTACAAAATATTCTTACGATAATAAGAATCAAAAATATGGAATTGAAGAACATTCAGCTATCATTTAAATTAAAACAATAAGTTATGTCTAAAAAAACAAATCTAGTAGCATTAAATGCCAAAGAATTAAAAGAATTCTTAAACCACATCATTGAAAACAACAGATTCTTACAACAACAAAATAAAACACCTGTTTCAATTGAAGTAATTGGTGAATCAGGTATTGGTAAAACATCAGCCATTGTTCAATTAGCCAAAGAATTAGATGTAAATTTTATTAAATTAAATTTATCACAAATTGAAGAAATTGGTGATTTAGTTGGTTTTCCAATTCGTCAGTTTGAAATGCAAAGAGATAAAGAAGGTGAAAAAATTTGGGTTGATGAAAATATATTAGATGAAAAATTTAAAGAAGGGTATTATTCAACGGGTTTAAATAGAATGGGTTACTGCCCACCTGAATGGATTAGTGGTAAAGAAAAAGGTGGTATCTTATTATTAGATGACTGGAATAGAGCTGATATGAGGTTTATACAAGCCGTAATGGAGCTAATTGATAGACAACAATATATTAGTTGGTCTTTACCTAAAGATTGGCATATTATATTAACAGCCAACCCTGATAATGGAGATTATTTAGTTTCAAGTATTGATAATGCTCAGAAAACAAGATTTATTACAATACAATTAAAATTTGATACAGAATGTTGGGCTAAATGGGCTGAAGAAAGTCAAATTGATGGTAGATGTATTAACTTCTTATTATTACATCCTGAACTAGTAACTAAAGATGTTAACAGTAGAAGTGTCTCAATGTTCTTCAATTCAATTTCCTCAATTAAGAGTTTTGATGACTCATTACCATTAATTCAGATGATTGGTGAAGGTTCAGTTGGACCAGAATTTAGTTCTATGTTTACTATGTTTATTAATAATAAACTAGATAAAATGATTTCACCTCAACATATTATAGAACAAGATGAGAAGTATGTTTTAAATACTTTAAAATCAATTGTTGGTAAGGAGGATAAATATAGAGCAGATTTAGCTTCAACTTTATCAACTAGAATTGTTAACTATTTAGATTTATTTGCTAAAGAAAATCCAGTAGAAAAAACAGTAGTAGATAGAATTTCTAAAATTATAAATGAAAAAATATTTACAAATGATATATGTTATAATATGGTAAGATCAATTTACAATAATAATCCAAGTAAATTTAAAACCATGATGATGAATAAAGATTTAGTTCAATATATTATGAAATAAAAACTATGGATACAATGAAAGCAAACATTTTTGAACCTTATGCTTCCACTCCTTATTATAAAAATGATATGAAAAGTTTTTTATTGAATTGCTCTAGAAGGGAAAATATACTTCTTACTAAAAAAGGATATGGAGAATACCAAAATCTAATTAATTCTTTATTAAACCAGAAAGAAGACACCAAATTAAATGGAAAAATTTATTTAGGTAAATTATCTTCTTTACCAAGACATAAAATAAAAGATTATTTTAAAGAAAATAATATTAATAAAACCTCAAGATTAGAACAATCTCATACCCTTATTTTAAATAAAGAATATCTAATAAAATTTAAAGAATCCCATAAGAGATTTAAACCATCTAAAATTTATAAATTTAATTCAGAACAAGATAAAAATTATATTAAAGCTCATACAATTTCTTCTTGGGGAGGTACTATGGAAAATAATTCCTTTGAGGATACATTTATTATACGAATTGATGAATATAATAAAAGTAATATAACACCCCAACTTATAGCTTTATTACAAGGTAGAGAATCAGAAGATCTTATTTTTAAAGATTATGAAATAGATATTGCAGAAGTTTGTAGATATTTAGATTATATTTTAAAAAACCCTCATGTTAAAGTTATATTTGATGAAAATCTAATGGACTCACTTAATAAGGATGGTTTTGAATTAGATGAAGAATATTTATCTGCTTTAGATGATATGTTTGAAAGTAACTCACAAGATAACATTAATTTAGCTTTAGAAATGCTTTCAAATGTTAATATTGAAAAAAATTCATTAACCATTGCTTTATTTTTAAATAAACATAGAAGTAAATTCTTTTGGGGATCTGGGTTAAGTATAAATAATACCCCTAGTTTTAAAAGTACATTAAAGTATTTTAAATCAAAAAAGATATTTTTTGAAAAAGACTGGAGAGAGTTCAGTGTAAGTTTATATAAATTACATAAAAATAATCCTAAAAATCTAGAGATTATTAATAATTTTATAAAACAAAATATAAATTTATATTTAAAAGATATTTATAAAGATGGTTATATTGAATTAATTGACTCTAGTTTGGCTTTTAGAGGTTAATTTCATATATTAAATAAAAAAGGTTATGATAGATGTATATCAAGAAGTAGCAAAGCAATCCAAACTACTTATGTTAAAAGAACCATTTTATGGTTTATTTTTAATAGCTCTAAATAAAGAGTTAAGAACAGATATTCAAACAGCTTGTGTCACTCCGGATAAAATTAATATTAAACTTTGTATTAATCCAGAGTTTTGGTTAGACTTAGATGATAAAACCAAACTGGCTGTTCTAAAACATGAGCTACTTCATATTGTATTCTTTCATTTAGAAAATTTTGAAAGATTTGAAAACAAAAAATTATCAAATATTGCCGCTGATTTAGAAATTAATCAATACATTGAAACTGAATATAAAGGTGATAGTTGGGATGGTTTAGAATATGATCAGGGTATGTTTAAAGATCTTAAATTATTACCTAAACAAGGTACTAAATATTATTATGATGCTATTCAACAAGAAATAGATGACAACCCTGATGGAGATATAGCTCAATTTGTAAATGGTATTGAAATAGATTGGCATGATTTATGGGAAGCCATGGAGGGTATGAGTGAGGCTGAACGTAAGTTAATTCAAAAACAAATTGACCATCAATTAAAAGAAATTGCCTCTGAATTACAGAAGAAGGGTAGAGGTTTAATTCCATCTGAATTAGAAAGTTACATTAAAGGTTTATTTGAAATATCAGAACCTGTTTTAGATTGGAAATCTTACTTAAGAAGATTTGCGTCTGTATCACCTAAAGTATTTACTAAAAAAACAAGACGTAAACCTAATAAACGTTTTTATGGTAATCCTGCTTTAAAAATTAAACAAAATAAACGTACATTAGTTGCCATTGATACATCAGGATCAGTTTCAGATGTTGAAGTATTAGAATTTTTTAATGAAATTCACCATATGTATAAAACTGGTACTGAAGTAACTATAATAGAATGTGATACTATTATTCAAAGAATATATGACTATAAAGATAAATTAGAAGATATAGTAGTTAAAGGTAGAGGTGGTACTGACTTTGAACCTGTATTTAAATACCTACTTGAACATAAAAATGAGTTTAATAACTTAATTTATTTAACTGATGGTGAATGTATTGCTCCTAAAACACAAGTTAGAAAACCAATACTATGGGTTCATAGTTCAAAATCAACTATAAATGAAGATTTACCAGGTACAAAAATAAAAATTAATTAAGTATAAATGTAAAAGAATTTATTAAATAACTACTTTTTTAATATTTATGGGTGTAAAATATACTAAATGTCTACAATTGTACTTTTAAGCTGTACTAAATCAAAACTTGATAAACCATCACAGGCCCAAGATCTATACTCAGCATCCCCCATGTTTAAAAAAACAAAAGAGTATGGTTTATCTCTTAAACCTGACAAAATATATATTTTATCTGCTAAACATTTTCTAGTACCTATGACAAAGGTGCTATCTCCTTATGATAAAACTTTAAAAGAAATGCCTAAAGATGAAAAAAATGCTTGGGGTGAAAAAGTAATATCACAAATAAAATCATTAGGTATTAGTCCTGAAAAAGACAAATTTATATTTTTAACTGGTAGTGAATATATGAAACCACTACTTCAATATATACCATCAGGTAATATTGAAAAACCAATGGAGGGCAAACGTATGGGAGAAAGATTACAATGGTTAAATAACCAAATTAAAAAATTACATGAAGTAGCTAAACATATTAAAAGATTAGTATATGAATATTTCTCAAAATAAATTGCAAGAAATTTTAACCTTATACCTTAATGATGTTGAGGATTATGGTACATTGGATGAATTAATATTAGCAGAATCTGCTTTAACTCCAATTAAAAATCTATTAACTGAATCTAAAAAACCTATTAAACAGTTAATTGAACAAGCATTTTCTATATCAGAACCAAAAAATCAAATAGTTATAGCCGACTTTTTAAAATATTTTAACCAAATAAAATAATGTTATGTCTGATAAAGATTATAGAACAAGAACTTTAACTACACCTGAAGGTAAAACAATTACTTTTTTTGATAACAAATTACATTCTTGGGATGGGCCAGCTTTAAAATACCCAAAAGAATTAAAACAAAAATCTGAATATTATATATACGGTTTTCAATACACAAAAGAAGATTGGATAGAGGCTCGAAGAGACAGAAATGGAGTCCCACCAGAAAAAAATCCTCAAGTACAATCAAGATTCTAATAAATAAATTTGGCTCCCGCAGGGAGCCTTATTATATTAATGTATTATAAAAATTAAAGTTATATGAAAATAGGATTAGTAGGTACTGTATCTGTAGGTAAAACTACATTAGTTAATGCTTTAAAAGAATTACCACAGTTTAAAGATTATCATTTTGCTACTGAGCGTAGTAAGTATTTAAGAGATTTAGGTATTCCTTTAAATACCGATTCAACATTAAAAGGGCAGACAATATTTTTAGCTGAACGTGTTTCGGAATTAATGTATGATAATTTAATAACTGATAGAACAGTTATTGATGTAATGGCATTTACTAATGCTTCTAAATCAATTAAAGATACCAATAAATTGCTATTTGAAGAATATGCTTGTAATTTTATTAATGAATATGATTATATTTTTTATGTTTCTCCTTTAGGAGTAGAGATAGAAGATAATGGAGTTCGTGCCACTAATGCTGAATATAGGGATTTAATTGATTTTACTATACAAAATATATTAAATTTATATTCCCATAGAATAAATAACTCCCATAGTATATCAGGCTCAGTAGAGGAAAGGATTAATCAAATTAAAAAAGTAATTTCCTTTTAATATTTATATTAAAATCTAATTAAAAAATATAAAATGAGTTCAATTGATTTATTAAAATTTAGAAACCAATTATTAGCTGAAGGGTACGAAGACCAAGGATTTGATAGTGAAGATGATATGGAAAACTATTACCTTGATACTGACTTTATTGATGAAGGTGAAACATTAGAAGAAATGGCTTCATTTTATAAAATAGCAGATAATTCACCAGAAGCTAAAGCTGCAATTGCTGCCGCTAAAGAAAAATATAAACCTGGAACCACATTATATAATACTTTAGATACTCTAGAAAAAACTGGAGAAATTGATTATAAAGAATTAGCTAAACAAACTGGTAAAGATATGGCTACTTTTAATAACCCAAAATCCAGAGGAGTATTAGAAAAAGAATTAGCGGCCTTTGTTCAAGTTGGGTCCTCTCCATCTACTGTCAAAACAGATAAACTAGCTGATCCAAATAAAGCAGCTGCTGCTCCAAAAACCAAATCTTCAAAATTAAAAATAACTAATCCAAAATCTAATTCAACTAAATTAGCTGACTTAATACCAAGTGATATATCATCAGGTATGGAATCTGATGAAGAAGAAATGAATA